TGGTTGATGGCGCAGGCGAGACTGATGACATTACGATCCCAGGCGTTGCCTTGGGTGACATGGTTATCGGTGCATCTTTGGGCGTTGATTTGGTAGGTTTGACTGTGACAGGTTATGTCTCAGCCGCTAATACTGTCAAATTCCGTGTTCAAAACGAGTCTGGGTCAACTGTTGACTTAGCATCTACCACCTTACGAATTGTTGTAGTTCGCATGGTCTAAAGATTGGGGGACTTGTTCCCCCTTTCTTCATTAAGGAATTAAATGGCTTTGTTCAGATGCAATCAATCAGGTAATGTTGTTGAGTTCAGACAGGACTATGACATTATTGAGATGCGTAGACACCCTCAATACACAGAGGTAGATACTTCTGCTGTTGTAGAGGTTGAGAAGGTTGATGGAACAAGGCAGACACTAACTTTGAAGAAACCTATGGGTAGACCCCGTAAGGAACAATTGTTATGAGTGAAATTGACGCAAGAGATTTTGGCAAGTTGGAGGCTCAAGTAGAGGCTCTCCAAACAGAGGTTCACTCTCTTGCCCAAGATGTAAAAGCACTCCTTGAGTTGGCAAACAAGTCAAAAGGTGGCTTTTGGATGGGTATGACCATCGCTTCTATGGCTGGTGGCGTAATCACCTTTATTGGTGGAAAGTTACTCCGATGAAAGAAGGATTGCTCTCAGGAACTGTATGTCCTGTGGCGACTCAGGATGTTTCTACCAATTTGAAAAACAGAAACCATGCTTTCAAAGAGTATGGGTATGGCCCCCCTAACCCTGAAGAGCCAAATGATTCTTTTTGGCTGAAGAAGGCAAAGATGTATAACGCCCCTACCAAAGACATTATGGGGATGCGTTGTGGCAATTGTGCCGCCTTTATCCAGACTCCTAAGATGATGGAGTGCATCCTTGGTGGACTAGAGAAGGATGAGGGTAAGAATGAGTTGTCCTATGACGAGAACTTTGTCAAGGCGGCTGATTTAGGCTATTGCGATCTATTTCAATTCACTTGTGCCTCGGCTCGGACTTGTGATGCTTGGAAATCTGGTGGGCCAATTACAAAGGAAAAACCATGAAAATTACCAAAGGACAGAAGAAGGTTGGCAAGGTAATGCACGAGTACAAAGAAGGTACTCTACATTCTGGCAAAAAAGGCCCAGTAGTCAAGTCTCGTAAACAAGCAGTTGCGATTGCCTTAAGTTCTGCTGGCATGAGCAAGCCAATGAAGAAAAAGAAATGAAACAAGGTTTATATGCCAATGTTCACGCTAAACAAGCAAGAATTAAGGCAGGCTCTGGTGAACGGATGCGGAAAGTTGGTAGCAAAGGTGCTCCAACTGCCAAAGCGTTTATTGAGTCTGCTAAAACTGCAAAGAAACCAAAAAAGGTGAAGTGATGAAAACTCCCGCTTGGCAACGCTCCGAAGGTAAAAATGTGAAGGGCGGATTGAACGCCAAGGGTAGAGCATCATATAATGCGGAAACTGGTGGCAATTTAAAGGCTCCAGTAAAAACGGGTGACAACCCGAGAAGATCGAGTTTTTTGGCTCGTATGGGAAACATGAGTGGCCCTGAGTACAAGGATGGTGAACCAACTAGACTGCTTCTTTCGCTAAAGGCTTGGGGTGCTTCTTCCAAGGCTGATGCAAAGGCAAAAGCCAAGTCAATTTCCGCAAGGAATAAGGCAAAGGCAAAATGAGAGCAATATCGGTTGGAGCAAATCTCACAGCGGCAACGCTGACAACCCTCTACACAGTACCAACAGGGTATTACGCTAGAGTTGTGTTGCTACGTGCCGCTAATGCAACCGCATCAAATAAGCACATTACATTTGATTGGGTAGACACTTCTGCGTCTGCTACATATTCTGTCGTTTACCAAACCGCCATTACTGCCAAAACTACCCAAGATTGGGGTGGTTTATCTTATTTTGTGATGGAAGAGGGTGACATCTTAAAAGCAACCTCTGAGTCTGCATCAACATTTGCAGTAGTTGCAACAATTGAAGAAATAGGATTGACAAGACAATGACATACCTAGAACTCATCAACGATGTATTGGCAAGGTTGCGTGAACCTACTGTTTCCACCAACCTAGAAACCACCTATTCCACCTTAATTGGTAAGTTTGTCAACGATGCCAAACGTCAGATTGAAGATGCTTATGCTTGGAATGTCCTTGGAACGACAATTACTTTGTCTACCACTTCAGGTACATATTCATATTCTCTAACTGGTGCTGGTCAGAAGTTCCAAGTTCAAGATGTTCTAAACGTCACAAGCAATATCGGTATGAAGAATATTGATTTTGCTACTATGAATCGCTATCAGAACTTCTCCACCCCTGTAAACGGCATCCCTGCGTATTACGCATTTGATGGCGTAGATGGTAGTTACGACACGAAAGTAACGCTTTATCCTCGTCCTGATGGCGTGTATAGCATCCCATTTGCTTTGGTTATCCCACAAGCCACTTTGTCTGCGGATGCGACTGTGGTTAAAGTACCTGACACTTTGGTGGCTCAAAACGCTTATGCGCGTGCTTTGGTTGAGCGTGGTGAGGATGGCGGATTGTCTTCCTCTGAGGCGTATGCGTTGTATAAATCAATGTTGTCAGACTATATCGCTCTTGAGGGTACTCGTTATCCTGAGAATCAAGGATTTATAGCAACATGAGCCAAGCAATCCAAACCTCTAGCATCTCAGCCCCAGGCTTCTACGGGTTAAACACCCAAGACTCGCCTTTGGATTTGAATCAAGGTTTTGCTCTTGTCGCCACCAATTGTGTGATTGACCAATATGGGCGCATTGGCTCACGCAAAGGTTGGTCAAGGGTTAACTCCTCATCTGGTGCTTTGGGTGCAAATGATGTTGGCGTAATACATGAGTTAGTTCAGGCTGATGGCACTTTGACTGTGCTGTTCTCTGGAAACAACAAGTTGTTTAAGTTGGATGGGTCGAACGCTGTTTCAGAATTGACCTATGGGGGAGGGGGTACAGCCCCTACCATCACAGCAAACAATTGGCATTGCACATCATTAAATGCAATAACTTACTTCTTCCAAGCAGGGCATGATCCTTTAATCTTTGACCCTGCCGTAAGTACAACTACTTATAGGCGTGTGTCTGAGAAAACTGGTTATGTGGCTACTGTACCAAGTGGAAATATTGCTATATCGGCTTATGGTCGATTGTGGGTGGCAGGTGTACCAACACAAAACAATACTGTTTACTTCTCTGACTTGTTGTCTGGTCATGTTTGGTCTACGGGAACTGCTGGTTCTTTGAATGTAGACAGGGTATGGCCTAACGGGGCAGATGAGATCACAGGATTAGCGGCTCACAATGGCTTTCTAATCATCTTTGGCAAGCGTCAAATCTTGGTATACGCCAATGCAACTACGCCATCGACCATGACGTTAACTGACACAGTTGGTGGTATTGGTTGTATAGCAAGGGATTCGATTGCATCAACTGGCAAAGACATCCTATTTTTGTCTAATTCAGGTATACGCTCATTTGCTAGAACAATTGTGGAGAAGTCTGCTCCTTTGGGTGACTTATCTAAGAATGTTCGCAATGACCTGTTATCTACGATTGCTGGTGAAACGCTTGCTAATTTAAAGGCTGTTTACTCAGAGAAAGAAGCATTTTATTTATTAACTTTCCCATTGGTAAAGCAAGTATTTTGCTTTGACACAAGAGCGCAACTACAAGATGGATCATTTAGGGTAACCACATGGGATTCTATTGAGCCAACTGCTTTGCTTTCCCGCAGAAATGGTGACTTGCTGATTGGAAAGAATGGATATATTGGTAAGTACGGAACGTATTTAGACCATACAAGTAGTTATCGTTTCCTTTATTACACGAACCATGCTGATTTAGGCGATCAGTCTATTACATCTATTTTAAAAAGATTAACGATTGTGGCTATTGGTGGCTCAAACCAGTATGTGACGATGAAGTGGGGATTTGACTTTTCCACTAACTATTTATCAGCAACAACCTTTATTCCTACTCAATCAATATCAGAGTATGGAGTTGCACAGTACAACAATCCAAACAATCAGGTTGTGACGATAACCAATGCAAGCCCTGCTGTTATCACATCTATTGATGGCTCTGAGTTTGTGTTGAACAACCCAATAACTTTGACAACTACTGGTACTTTGCCATCAGGTTTAAGCACAGGAACAACGTATTACTGCGTTAATGTCTCTACAACTACTTGTAATCTGTCTTTGACATCTGGTGGTGCGGCGATAAACACGACAACAGCGGGAAGTGGTACGCATACAGCAGTACACGCTCAACCTGCTGTGACTAATGAGTATTCAGATGGTGTTTCATTGCAAAACCTAAGAGTTAATGCAAGTGGTTCTGGTAAGGTTGTACAAACTGGCTATGAGACTAATATTTCAGGCAACGAATTATCTATACAAAAGATTGAGATTCAATCTAAGAGTGGACGAGTAAGTTAAGGAGAAAAAATGACAAATTATGTGAAATCAACGAATTTTGCTACCAAGGACAATCTTGCGTCTGGTGATCCATTAAAGATTGTTAAAGGTACAGAAATAAATACTGAGTTTGACAATATTGCTATTGCGGTTGCAACTAAGTCAGATACTGCATCTCCTACCTTTACTGGTACTGTAACTATCCCAACACTTGCATTAACAAATGATTTGGCTGTGGCTGATGGTGGAACGGGAGCATCTACTGCAACAAATGCTCGAACAAACCTTGGTGCGGCGGCATCTGGTGCTAATTCTGACATTACATCTATTACTGGTTTGACAACGGCATTGACTGTTGCACAAGGTGGTACAGGAGTTAAAACATTAACTGGCGTTGCATACGGAAATGGTACTGGTGCATTAACTGCGGCTACTGGATCACAGATTACATCTGCAATTGGTTCTACTGCGGTAACAAATGCAACAAATGCAACAAATGCAACTACTGCTACAAACGTAACAAATGGACTTGGTGTTGGTCAAACATATCAAAACGTAACTGGCAGTCGTGCTTCTGGAACTACTTATACAAATTCAACAAGCAAACCAATTTGGGTTTGGTATAGCGCAACCTCTGCCACTGGTGGCGCTACAACTACCGCGTATGTAGATGGTAATTTGGCTTGCTATACAACTATGGATTTATACCCAAGGGCATTTGCAGGATTTATTGTTCCAAGTGGATCAACTTACTCTATAAATTGCGGTGGCAACCTTGCTTACTGGCTTGAATTACGTTAAGGATTAGCATGAAACACTATATTTCCCCTAACAATCAATTATTTGCTTTTGAATCAGATGGATCACAAGATCATCTAATTCCTAGTTCTTATGTCTTTGTTGATGATGACAAGGCGCAAACCCATAGAGAAACACAACAAAGTGTTGAATTTGAGTCAATGTCTTATGCCGAAAAGCGTAAAGCAGAGTACCCATCTATCTATGAACAGTTAGATGCTTTGTATCACGCTGGTGTATTTCCTGATGAGTTGGCAAACAAAATTAAGGCTATCAAGGAAAAATATCCTAAATGATTACGCACCACTTTTCTGACGGGCTGTATGCCAAAGAAATGGCATTTAATGCGGGTGAGGCTATCCTAAAGCACACCCACAATTACAGTCATTTGTCTATTTTGGCAAAAGGTAAAGTTGCTGTGTTGCGTGGCGATGAGATTGACATTGTTGATGCACCAGCGTGTATTGAGATAAAAGCGGGTCTGAATCATGGTGTTAAAGCGATTACAGATTGTGTTTGGTTTTGTATTCATGCCACAGACGAGAAAGATCCGTCTAATGTGGATAAAGTTTTGATTAATGGAGCATAGATATGCCAATTTCATTTGCATCGATACTAAGTAACCCAGCAGTAATTGGAGGTGGATTAAACCTTCTTGGGGGCATTTTAGGTGGTGGTTCTGCGGAAAGTGCGGCACAAACTGCGGCACAGGCGCAAACTGAGGCTGGAAGGTTAGCGGCAGAGGAGTCTCGTTTCCGACCTGTTGGGGTAACTGTGGATGATGGTAGGTTTGCTAAAACACCAACCTATACCTACGATCCATCTGGAAGAGTAACAGGAGTTACAGCGGGTCTATCTCCAGAAATGAAAGCCTATCAAGATAGGTTATTGGCGTTAACTGGTAGAGGTTTAACCCAAGCAGAACAAGCACAACAGCAATACGCTCCCTTAACTGGTGCGGCTATGGGGTTGTTTGGGCTTGGTCAACAGTATTTGGCTCAAACTCCTGAACAAGTAGCGCAACAATACATTGCTAGACAACAGGAATTACTTGCTCCTAGTCGTGAGAGACAAATGGCACAGTTGCAAAACCAGTTATTCCAACAAGGGCGTGGTGGTTTGTCAGTAGGTGCTACTGGTGCTAGACCTAGTGGAGCGGCAGGACTAGGTGCTACTACTCCTGAAATGGAAGCCTACTACAACGCTTTGGCACAACAAGATGCACAGTTGGCGGCACAAGCACAACAGGCTGGTCAACAACAAACTGCCTTTGGCGCAGGATTATTTGGTCAAGGTGCTAACTTGCTTAACCAATACCAAACTGGTCAAGTGGGTGCGTTATCTCCATTCTCCACTGGTTTAGGTTTAGCCTCAACAGTTGAGCAATTTGCTTATGATCCTGTAAGACTAGGGGCAGAACTTGGTGGTCGTGCAATGCAAGGAGGCGCACAGGCAGGGCGCTATTTGCTTGCTGGTGGATTGGGTGCGGCGCAGACTATGCAACCAGCCAATGCACTCAACCCATTTGCCAGAACGCTATCTAACCTTGGTGAAAGCAGAGAGTTCACAACAGGATTAGGTAACTTGTTTGGTGGGCGCACAGGGGCAAGATTAGAACAAGGCCCAGCAGAGTTCTGGTCTTCATAAAAGTAAGGAGTAATCAAATGGCAACAGATTCAATCGTAGGCGGTTTGTTTGGGATGACTCCTGAATCGTATCAAGATACCAGACAACTAGTAGAACAAACAAGAGCACTTCAACAGGCTAAGTTAGACCCCTATGAGGCGGTTAACTACATGGCGGCAAGGGCTGGTCAGCAACTAGGTCGTGGCATTGGTGGCGCATTGGGTGCTGAAGACCCACAGTTAAAACTCATAAGCGCACGAAATGCTGTTATGCGTGAGGTTGATCCTAACAATCCTGAGTCAATAATGGCTGGCGCACAGAAATTAGCACCATTTGACCCCGAAGGAGCAACAAGGATGGCTAATTATGCTAGAGACGCTTCGCTCAAAATTGCTCAAACAACAAGATATTTGCGTGAACGTCAAGAACTTGATCCTCTTCAGCAACTTATTAGGGCTGGCAAATATACACCCGAAAGCATGGAAAAATATTCAATGTCAGGGAATATTAGCGATTTGCGAACAATTGATAAACCAAATCAAGCAGGTTTGCCAACAATTGCTAAGTTGCAATCTTATAGAGATTCTTTGGTTGACCAACTTGGAGAGAATCATCCAAAAGTCAAAGAAGTAGATCAGGCAATTAAAGCAGAGACTCAAGGCAAAGGCACAACTGTTAATGTTGGGCTGTCTACTGTTGATAAAGAGTCAAACTTACGTAAAGACTTTACTTTAGAAACAAAGCCACTAACAACTGCAATTAGTTCCGCAGATAAGATAGAGAAGTTGTTAAAAAGCAATACATCTCTTGGTGACATCATTGCCAAAAAACAATTTGCTAAAGTTGCTGGAGATAACAACATTTCCAATAGAGATGTTGCTGAGTTGGCTAACTATGGCGATCTTGGACAGCGATTGGCTGGTACTTTGTCACAATTCTTTGAAGGAAAATATACGCAAGGTCAGCGTGAAGAAGCACTTACTTTAGTCAATCAACTAAAAGGTGATGCCGCCAATCAATATTCTACGATTCAGAAAGATTATAGAAATCGTGCAGTAGCAGAGAATTTGCCTGAAAAAACATCGCAATTTATTGCTCCTGATTTGCCTATTAAACAATCTATTCAACTTCCTCCAGAGGGAACTAAACTGCGTAATAAGAAAACTGGAAAGATTGAAATTGTGCGTGGTGGAAAACTTGTACCTGCGGAGTAAACATGGCAACTACATATAACCCTGATGACTATGAAGTTGTAACGGATGCGGAAACGCCTCCAATGACAACTGGTCAGTATCTTGGACAACGAGCATTGCGTGGTCTTGGTGCGCCAATTAGTGCCGCCGCTGGCCCAGGCATGGGGTTCGCTACTGCCGCAACAGGATTTGCTCCTTTGGCTATGGGAACGCCTGCCGCAACACCTACCGCAGAAGAAATAACAGATGCCGCTAATAAGGTGCGTCAATCATTAGGGATGACTACGCAAGCATTGCCAAAACAAGGGCTTTTTACAAGTCTTGTTGGTGCTGGCTTAGAAGAAGGATTAAATCCTTACAACTATTTAGTTCCAGGTGGCTCTCGATTAACGACTGCTTTAACTCCTTCAGCATCGGCTGTTTCTGCCGAACTAGGTGGACAAGCAGGCGAGGCATATACAGGAACAGAGGGTGGTAGGACAGTCGGCTCACTAATTGGTGGATTTTTAAATCCCGCAGTATTGGTAGAAACAGGTTTAAACCAAATAACTGCGGCTAAATCACTTAATCCTGAAAAACTAAATGGATTACTTAAAGAGTTTGGCGATCAAAAGGCCGCTTTGATGATTGCTTCTGCTTATACGGCAGACCCAAACTTAAAGGCTAACTTGCTTCGTGCCGCAGAATTACAAGCATCCACAGGCGTAAAAATACCTTTGTTAGCCGCCGCTGAAGGCTCTAATGTATTGATGCAAACTGCCCGTAGTTTGTCGGCTAGAGACTTAAACTTCCAAGCAAAGTATGCTCAATTAGAACAAGAAGCCGCCGCTCAACTTGCCGCAAGACAAGGGAAGATGTTTGGCTCTATTTCTGAGGCAAAGATGGCTAATGCTTTGGGTGCGCCTACAAAGGTAGCACCAAAGGTAGAACAACGTATCCGCACTGTTGACGAGCAACTTGCTGATATGGGCTTGGCTTTTGAAAGGGCTAACTATCAAGAGATTGGAGATAAACTCCGTAACTTAGTTGCCGCTAAAGAAACTACTGTTCGCAAAGACTTATCTACCAAATACGATAGCGTAATCTCTGCCGCAGAAGATAAAGGCTATAAAGTTTCATCAGAAGAAACTGGAAGACTCTATGATTTTGTCAATCAGGAGCAAAACGATGATATTTTCAAGCGTTTTCCTACGCTTTATCCATTGATTAAGGCTAAATTTAGACCTACTGTTTCTGAGCCAAGTTTGATTGTTGATCCCAATACTGGTCAACCAATGCTCCCTGCATCAAGAGAGTTTCCTGAAGCCTCTATGAAAGACCTAGATAGTCTTAAACGGGCTGTCAATGACTCTATTCGTAAGGCAGATGCCGTTCAATTACCAACATTGCTTGAGTTGAAAAAACAAGTTGGGCAAGTAATTGACAATATGCCTGGCAATCTTGGTGATGCGTACAAGGCAGTTGACAAAGAATATTTGGCTAGAGTTGGCATACCCTATGGTGCTAAAACAGTCCAAGATGTCAAATACAAAGACTTTGTTGAGCAATCAATCCCTGCAATCACAAAGAATAGAACGGCTTTAACAGACTATTTGGCAAGTGTTGACCGCAATGATGGGTTAAACCTTGTTCAAGATGCTTTCTTTGCTGATGCAACACGATATGGCGTAGTCAAAGATGGTGTTTTAGACCCTAAGAAACTTGCTAGATATATTGAAGTTAACAAAGATACATTGAGTGCTGTTCCAGAAGTAAGGCAATCATTGCAAAACATCTCTGGTGATGGACTTGAGTTGACCGCAACTATTGGAAAACTAAATGACCTAAAGAAGGTTCAGGATGCTCAAGATAGTGCCAAGATAATGCAGAGATTTAACACATCTGGTTTAGATGGTGTTGCCGCTGACTTTATTAGAAGCCCTGATTTCCGTAGACAGTTTATGTCTCCAGGCGGTGCAGGTCGTAACCAACCAGCCATTAACACATTGAGGGCTAAGTTGGTGGATGACGCATTAAATTCTAATAATCCAATGCAATATATCCAAGAAAACCAAGTTGCTTACGACAAGTTGTTTGGCGGTCAGTATTACAAGGTTTTGAGTGATTTGGCAGAAACTGCTGGAAAACTGGAAAACAAGTTGTTTATCAATACGCCATTGAAGACTGTTCAGCGCACAGGTTTTGAAGAACAAACAGGCGTTTCTCCTGCTGGTTTAGTTTCTGTACTGCGTGATCGTGTGGCAGGTATGACCTATAAAGGCATTAACTTGCTAAGTCGTTTTTATGTAAATCAGATTGACAACACAACCAAAGAAGAACTTGGTCGATTCCTGACTGATCCAGATGCGGTTATGAAAGTAAATCAAGCCTTTAAAAAGATTGGCAATGTTGATCCACAGGATGTTAGCCAAAGGGCTACCAAACTTGCGGGTGATTTATTTGGTGGCGTAGCGCATACGTTGGTTCGCAGAGGTATTGCGGTCGGTGGAGTTGTAGGACAGCAACAGCCTGAACCTGCAATTAAACCTGAAATGTATAACCCTTCTGATTACGAAATTGTGGAGTAAACCATTGATCCTTTTTCTCTCCTCATGTTGGCGCAAGGTGCAGTTGGCTTTATTAAGCAAGGCTGTGCAATGCTCCATGAGGGGCGCATGGAACTTGAAGGTGCTAAGAAGACAGTTGAAGGCGTACT